GCGATCGCCCGGACGCCGCGGAGCGCTCGCCTGGGGATCTCCACTTCGGCGGTCGGCTTGGCCCCGCGGGCGACCATCTCGCAGTAGGCGTGGAGGGCCTCGGAGTCATCACACAATGCTGCCGGCAGCCCGGCTGGCCTGGCCCCGGCAGGCCCCGTAGCGTTGCGCCCTCACCTCGCAGTGAGTGTGCCTTTATCGGCAGGTCATAGTCGAGTAGTGTTCGACAAGTGAGCCGCTGTCCCTGCGCGCAGGGCTGTTCGTGGACCGAAAGGCTCAGAGGCCCACCCCAGGTCAGGGGATCAGCCCGACCGCGCGCAGATTTTGTACACGGTCATCCGGCGCGCGGCGGGCGCGTTCGAGCGCGTCGATCACTGCGAGCACCTCCGCCGGGTGCAGGCCCCGCAGGCGACGACTTAGACGATCCGGTCGTCTCTTATCCGTGCGACGGATCGCACGGTCTACCTCGGCCCATAGCAGGTGGTAGGTATGCTCATCTAGATGGATGTGCTCAAAGGCATCTGCCAGGAGCAATGCCTCCCGCTCGGTAAACTTCGGGAGGCATTGCCGAAGGAGCGCGTAGTATCTCCGGAGGTCGCGCCGGGCAAGCCCCTTTTTTTGGTTGGCTGAGAACAGCGGAGAACAGCAGCATTTCCCGGGCTCGCCATCCTCATGACCGTGCTGGGGTTCAACCTGCTGGGTGATGGGTTGCGCGATGCCCTGGATCCCCGGCTCCGAGTGTAATCCCCATCATAGAGGGAGGATGCCCATGAGGCGGTTGCTGATGCTGCTGGCAGCGGTCCTGGGGATGGCCGGGCTGGCCGGCCTGCAGTCCCCGGTGGGCGCCGCGCCGGGAGCGCCCGATCTGGTCATCGACACGGGCGCCAGCGCTGTGCTCAACCTCGACCCTATACGCTACCGGTCCACGGCGGAGAAGAACGCGCTGTCGCTGGTCTACGAGCAACTCACTCGCTACGACAACGCCATGCGGCTGCAGCCGGGCCTGGCCGAGGCGTGGCGGGTGGAAGGGGATCGCGTCACCTGGACCTTCACCCTGCGCGCCGGAGTGCGGTTCCACGACGGTACACCGCTGACCGCGCAGGCGGTGAAGGTCAACCTGGAGCGGATGATCGACCCACGGTCGGTTAGCATCAACGGCTCCACCTATCGGGAGGCGATCGAGGACGACACCTGCCGTTCGGAGAATAGTTTATGTATACTCGACACAGGAGGTGATTGGTGAAGCGGGATGCTGACCCCCACCGACCCGGAGGAGGCGTTGGTCCGTTGGCTCCGCGGCGCGGGTCCGCGGTTCGGCACGCTAGAGGTGCGGCTCGTCGTCTCTTATCAAGATGGTAGAATGGTCGCGGCGGAGGTGTACCGGATCGCCGAGGCCGTGAGCCTCCGCCGGCCGGAAGATGTGAGCGCCATAGACTAACGCCTGGCCGGGCATACCGGAGGGCCGCAATCTGGGGCAGGGCGCCCCGGGTGGCGGCCCTCTTCGCTTCAACGGGCTGAGCGTGGACGATCAAATCACCTACTCTGCGCGCGGAATTCGGCGAGCGCTCGAATCCTGGTACAGTCTCCGCGCCGCCGCAGCGGAGAGTCCCGAGGCGCTGGCGGTGATGGTGGACATTGAGCGCGCGATGCTCCACCTGCCGCTGGCGCTCCGGCAACGGCTGTGGCATCTGCTGGTGATGGATGGCCAGCATCGGCTGGCGCCGGTGTATGTGCACGACATTGTCCGCGGTCCGATCCGCCGGATGGTGCGGTTTTTGAGCGGGAGAGTTTGAGGGCGCCGTGTACCGATTTGAGGGCGGTAACGCGACATCTATAGATTAGGAGGACTCGCATGCACATCGGCGACATCACGCGGCGGTTCGGTGGGTTCTCGGACTGGCTCGCCAAGCGTGGGCTGGACGATATCTCCAGGCAGGCATGGGAGGTGCTGCTGCTGATGACCTTGCACGCCGCGGACTTGGTTCACGATGAACAGATCCGCGAAGCGCTCGTGGCAGCGCTCGGCACATTGCCGCAGGAGCACAAAGACGCGGTGATCGCGGCACTCCGCCTGATCACGCCGCCCGATCACCAGGCGGGCCTCGTCGTGCCCGATTCGGGGCACTGATGCAGTGGCGCGCGCATCCGACAGCCGGGGTCGACGCCTGGAGGCTCTGGCGACGCGGCTCATCCGGCGGGCCGGGCAGGACCGCGACTATCCGGTCCTGCTGCCCGAGCACCTGCGGCGCCGCCGCGCGCATGAGGTGCTGGTGGCAGAGGTCCGCAGGCGCGGCGATGACCCGTGACGTTCGAGGAGGGCGTGGCAGCGTTCCTGGCGCACTGTCGCATCGAGCGCGGCCACAGCCCGGCCACGGTGCGGAACTACGGCTACGATCTGCGCCGGTTTGCCCGGTGGTCCGGGGTCACGGTTGTCGAAGTGTTGACCGAGGTGCACGCCCGCGGCTTCGCGGCAGCCCTGGCCGCCACCGGCTGCGGTCGCGACGGGGTGGCCAGACGCCTGGCATGTCTGCGGTCCTTTGGGCGGTGGCTCGAGGAGACCGGCGCGGTGCCACGCAACCCGTTCGCGCGTGTGGCCACGCCGCGCCGGCTGCGGCGCCTGCCGGGGTTCCTCGCGCCCGACCAGGTCGAGGCGGTGCTGGCGGCCTGCCGGACGGCCCTGGAGCGCGCCGTCACGATTGTATGCCTCGACCTCGGCGTCCGGCTGGGAGAGCTGCTGAGCCTGACCGGAGACCGGGTGCATGTCGTCGACCGGTACATCCGCGTTCTCGGCAAGGGCGGCCGTGAACGGCTGCTGCCCTTGACACGGCGCGCGGCGCAGGCGCTGGTGGCACTGGGTCCGCTGCAGCCCGGGGTCCCGGTCATCCGTGACGAGCACGGACCGGTAAGCCCGCGTCGGGTGCAGCGACTCCTGCGCACTCTATATGATCGCGCTGGCGTGCATGTTGGCCCGCGGCCAGCGCACATCCTCCGCCATACGTTCGCGACCACCCTGCTGGAGCGTGGCGCCGACCTGCGCGCGGTGCAGGAGTTGCTGGGGCATGCCAGCGTGGCGACCACGCAGATCTACACGCACGTCACCCAAGGACGATTGCGGAAGACGGTGGACCTGCTGGATGCGCACGAAGACACGCGAGAAGACACGACATGCTGAGCAGCGGCGCCGTGGCCGGCCGTTCCAGCCGGGCCAATCGGGTAACCCCGGCGGCCGGCCGAAGGGATTCGCCTCCTTTCGGGAGCAGGCGCGACGCTTCCTCGAAGAGGAGGGCGGGCATGCCCTGCTCATCCGCCTGGCAAAGCAGCGCAAGAGCCTGCATACCGCGGCGTTCGCGCTGCGCCTGCTGGTGGAGTATGCCTATGGCCGGCCGCCGCAGCCGGTGCAGATGACGTGGCGGCCAGACCTGTCCGCTCTGAGCGATGCCGAGCTCACCCAACTTGAACGCCTTGCCGCCCGAGCAGCTGGCGGCGCTGCTGGACCTCCGGTCCATTGAGGCCGAGCGGCGTCGGAGGCATGCCGAGGCGCGCCTCAGCCGGTATGTCGCGCATCGTGACCGCGGCGATCCGGAGCGCGGGATGGCCGGCCCGAAACACCTGGCGCTGCACCGTAGCCAGGTCACGGGCCGCGTCCTCAAAGGCGGCAACCGCTCCGGCAAGACGGTGTGGGGCGCGGTCGAGGCGATCTGGTGGCTGACGGGTACTCACCCATTCCGGCAGACGCCACCGCCGCCGGTCAAACTCCGGTGTGTCACGCCCGAGCTCCCGGGGACGATGGACAAGGAGCACGTGGCGCGCGATACGGTGCGGGCGTGGATGCCCGAGCGGTGGCTGCGCGGCGGCACGTGGAGCGCGGCCTACAGCATCGTCGGCCACACGCTGCACCTGGCTAACGGCTCGTATATCGAGTTCCTATCCTCCGAGCAGGACCTGGACAAGCACGCCGGCGCCGGGCTGCATGCGGTGTGGTTTGATGAAGAGTGCCCGCGGCTGGTCTGGCAGGAGAATGTCATGCGGCTGGCCAGCGGGGAGGCTGCCGGCGATTGGTGGATGACCTACACGCCGGTGCTGGGATTGGCCTGGATCGAGGAGGATGTCTACCAGCCGGCCCTGCGGGGAGAGCGCCCCGACATCGCCGTGCAAGAGGTCACGACATACGACAACCGTCACAACCTGGCCCCGGGCGCCATCGAGCAGCTGGAGGCACAGTTCCCCGACCCGCGCGATCGGGATGTGCGGCTGCATGGGAGATATGGGAGGCGAGAAGGACTCGTGTACGCGATGTTCGGACTGGAACACACGGCGGATGTGATCATTGGGTGAGCGGATGAGAGTGTTTCTCGGTGTCACCATGCACGCGGGCCGCTACGAGGTTCTGCTGAACGGCAAGCCCGTGGACGACTGGTTCTGCGCCGACACCGAGCAGGGCGCCGTCTGGGTCGAGCGCGGGGCCGGGTCCGGGATGGTGGTGCGGCGGCTGACCGGCGAAGTAGTGATCCGGGACGCAGCGGCCAGAGGCGAGCAGGGCGCATGATCCTCCGCGTCTCTGGCGGTGACGGCAACGTCCAGGTCTATCGTCCCCGGCTCGTCGCTGCGGGGCTCGACTGGGGCGGCGTCGGCGGTGACCCGCTGGCGATCGAGGTTGGCGCGAAGACAGACGGAGGGGTATGGGTCAACTTCTGGGAACTGTACACGCAGCAGATCACGCACCCCGACCTGTTGCGCACTCTGCACCAGATCCGCAGACAATTCGGTATCGAGCGTATCTGGTGCGATCAGTCGCAGCCGCATGCGGTGGGCTTCCTCCAGTCGCACGGGCTGCCGGCTCTGGCGAATCAGGTCCGGGACGTGGACTACGGCCTGCGGACCGTGCAGGGATTGCTCGCCGCGCGCCGGTTCGTCGTCGACCGCGGGCGGTGTCCCAACCTGATCAAAGAATTCGGCCTGTATGCGTTCCCGCAGGATAAGAGCGGACAGACGGTGGGCGGTGCGCCCATCGACAAGCACAATCACGCGCTGGACGCGATACGGTACTACCTGGTCGGCGAGGGGGAAACACCAGAGGAAGACCGCCGCGTGCCACTGGTTGATCAGGCCAGCATGTATCTGGGGGAGGATGGACGGTGGCGCGACAATCCGCGCGCCACGATCGCCCGGAAGTTCGCGGTGCAGCGTGACCCGCAGGGCTGGTGGGACGAGACGGAGAGCCCCCAGCAGGCAGGCGTCTACGTGGAGGACGAGTAGATGACGGATGCCGCGCTGTACTTCCTGTCCGCATGCCTGCTGGCCGCCCTGGGTGTCATCGCGCTGTGGCTGTCTGACCGGGCGCACCGGGACTCGTATGACCGCGCGGCGCGCATCACCAGCGATGGGCTGGCGCAGGCGCTCCGCATCATCGCAGAGTCGCAGGCACGTCAAGAAGAGCACCTCCGCGGCGTGATGGACCGCATGCTCGCGCGGACCTTCGAGGAATATAGCCTGTCAAGGATGATCGCCGGAGAAGTCGCCGTGGACCAGCAGGACGACGGGGACGGCGATGATGCCGCCGAGCGCGCCGCGATGGAGCAGTACATCCGGGATGTCGAGGCGGAGATGAGCGCGACCGGAGGCCGGCCGTGAGTGTCGCTGGAGAACTCGCGACCAGGATCGCAGACACGCGCGAAGAGCAGTCCGACCAGGCGCTCATCAGCGAACTGGAAGGCAAATACGCCGAGGCGGAGCAGGCGCAGCGCGACCTGGAGAAGATCTGGGCCGAGAACATCGCGTTCCTGGAGGGCATCCAGTGGCTGCGGACGCTCAACCAGCAGGTCATCAACACGGCTGGACTGGTGAAGGGCGGCCGGCAGCGTATCACAGACAACCGGCTGCTGGACTTCACCCGGCGGCTCATCAGCCGCATGGTCCAGGTGCAGTACAGGCCTGAGGTGACGGCCGACACGGACGACCCGGGCGACAAGAAGTCGGCGAAAGCCGCGCGGGGCGCGCTCCGGTGGTTTGAGCGGCGGAAGAAGGTCGCGCAGCGGAAACTGGAGGCGGCGTGGTGGATTGCCGCCACAGACATCTGCTATATCGAGACCTATTTCGACCCTGACGCGGGCCCCATGCGCGAGGTCCCCGTGGTGGACGAGGCCGGCGACGTCGTCTATGAAGATGACGTCGATGAGGCCGGGATGCCGATCCTGGAGGTGCGGACAGAGACTGATCCTGTGACCGGTACACCCGTTGCGCGCGAGGTGCCGCGGCAGCGTCCCGTGGTCAAGATGGAGCCGGTGGGCGAGGTCAACCTGACGGTGCGATCGCCGTTCCAGGTCAAGCGCGACTGGAGGTTCCAGGAATGGGAGAAGGTCCGCTGGGTTTTCGTCGACGAAGAAGCCGCGGTGGAAGAGGTCGTCGACCGGTTTGGCAACCTGATCCCCGGCCTGGCGGACAAGCTGGGTGCTGGCGGCAAGAGTCAGCCGTTGCCGTGGATTCCCGCTCTCCCGACCATGGGAGTAGAGGACCAGACCGGCCTGCCGAAACCCATCCCGGCGGTCTCCGGCACGGTCACGGTGCGGCGGTTCTACGAGAAGCCGAGCAAGAGATACCCCAAGGGCCGCATGGTCATCTACGCCGCCGATCCGCAAGTGATGCTGTGGCGCGGGGAACTGGACACGCCGGACGGCGACCTGCCGCTGGTGCCGCTCAGTTACTTGTCGCGGCCATGGAGCCTGGAGGGCCGCAGCCCGGTGCGCGACGGCAAGATTCTGCAGCGCCTGTACAACCGCATCCTGAGCCGGTACGCAGAACATCTGATCCGCCTGCCTGCGGGCTGGCTGCTCGTACCGACCACGAGCGGCATCCCGAAGCGCGGCTTCACGAACGAGATCGCCTCGATCATCCGCTACCAGCCCGCGGGAGGGGCGCCATCGTTCGTCTTCCCGCCGTTTCAGGGACTGGCGTGGTATGACACGTTCCTGCAGCGGCTGGAGAACTCCATGGAGGAACGGATGGCGCTGCCGCCGGCGGCGCGCGGGCAGATGCCGAAGGGCGCCCGCGCAGCGCGCACCATCGAACTGCTGCAGGAGGCTGCGGATGCGGTGCAGGCTCCGGTGCTGAGCGGCATTGCGTGGGCCTGGGTCAGCGTATACGAGAAGGTCCTGGG